GGCGGTGGCGGTCGCTGGTTCGGAGATTTTTTTGAAAAAATTTTGCGCACGTGCGAAAATATAATGCAGGGCTTTTTGATACCCCCCTATGTTTTTCGTGTCTCCAGACCGGCCAAAAAATTTTTGAAAATTTTTGAAAATCGGGAAAATCGATGGGTGATTTTTTGAAAAGTTGGCTGGTGCGGTTCTGGTCGATTGTGGATAACTTTTTGGCGGTTCGGGTCGGTAGATTTCCGACGGTTTCCGGCTTTCGTTCCGGCCTGGTATGCTTTCCGGCTTTTCGGGGCTGCTTTCGTTTGTGATCGTGTCCAGGTTTCCGGGGCTGCTTCGGATGCGCTGACGGTGTTCGGGTTTCTGCTTTTGGTCTGCTGCTGGTATATGGTTTTCGGTTTTTGGCCTATATGGCTTTGTATTTTGCTCATTTTCGCATTTTCTCGCTTTCGGTGTATTTCCTGTTAGGGTAAAAAATAAACGCTCGAATTTGGGCGTTTTATGGCTTTGCTCGTATGGCTTCATATTTTGCTATATTTGGCGGTTTTTGGTTTATGCTTATATGAGTAGGCTAACATAATAAAAACTCAAAAATGAGCGTCTGAGCGTGTCAGAATACCAGAAAACAAAAAATATATATACTATTCCGGGGCGGTCTGCTTCTGATCGTTTCCGGGTTGTTTTCGGTCTGCTGATGCTTTCGGGGCTTTCCGTTTGTGATCCTTTCCGGCTGCGGTGATCCTGTCCAGGCGTGTTATATATCCGGGATATACTTCTGGAAGTAAACACAAAAAAAGAGTGCTATTTTCTAGCACTCTTTTAATATCCTGTTTTTACTACATAGTTTCGGCCGGTTTTCTTGTGGGTGTAGATTCTAGCATATGGCAGCCCGTTAGGTCGGTTTGCTTGTCCTGTCTGGATACAATTCCCGGGCGGTGTGCGCTTTTCCTCTGCTACTCTATGCGTTATTAATAGATTGCACTGTCTTACGGTGTACCATTGAAAATTTTTGCTTTCGGTAAAGTCGTTTAGTAAATAATCTTCAATTTGTTCTGTTTCTTCGGGATCGTTTCCGGCTGCAATTGCTTTTAATTTGTCAAGTTTTCGTGTCGCTTCGTTTGTGTCTGGAAGATAATCTTTTAAAACAATACTTGCTTTCATATAACCGGCTTCAAGTTTTTTTCTGGTATGCTCTCCGAGTCTGTTATACTCCGCTTTTGCAATTTCATAAGTTGTCATATATTTTATTCTCCTTTTATCTTTTCAATTGCTTTTATAACTTCATCATAAATATAATTGGTTGTTTTTCTTGCTTTGATGTTGTCCGGCTGCGTTCCGTGGCTCTTTCGGATCATGTCAGAATAACCGGGTATTGAATAGCAGATATTTAAAGCGGTTTCCCGTGCCTTTGCCATATATGAAAATTCTTTTATTATTTCCGGGTTTCTTGTGTATGCTGATATATTTATAATCATTGTTTTATTGTCCTTTCTTTCAAGTGCTGCTTGCTGTTACTTTGATGTTATAGGCCGTTAAGCTTTCCAGGTATTTAGCAAGGTTTTCCGTTTTGTATCTTCTCCAATTTTCAGAAAATGCTATAACTGTATTTTGTAGCCAAAAAGGTACTTCTAGCTTGTCCAGCTCTTCAAAAAATAACATGATGCTTTTATGGTTTTCGGCTCTTTCGATTTCTGATTCTTTCCGGCCATATCGCTCTATCATGTAATTATTATCGGCTATTCTATAAGCAAGGCCTAATAACTTGTTATAGGTTTTCTGATCTATTTCAAAATGTAGTTTTTTCATGGTGTTATGTCCTTTCGTTATATCTATGCAATTTTATAATTGTTTTGTTTTCTGCTTCTGTAATATCATTATGATATTTTCTATTTAGTTGCATTTCCGTTTCGTATTCTTCCGGGGTTAAAATTCTTGTACAATTCCATAATGGAAAATCTTTATAAATATATTGTATGACTTTCATTTGCTTTTTTCCTCTCGTTCGTTTCTTCTTTCGATAGTTTCAATTAGTGGGCTATTTTCGAGTAAATAATAATAATTTGATTCGCAAAAGCCGTTAGCGTTTCGCATTTCGTACATTTTCGCATTGTTCATATAATTAAGTTGTGATTTTGTCATATTTGAGCCATAACAGCCCCAACTATCCGGCTTTACAAATCTATTTGTACCGCTTGTATAATGGACTTGTAAAAGGTTTTGGCCTTCTATTTGTAAAATATATTCAATGTTTGTTTTCATGGCTTTTGCTCCTTCCCTGGTATGCTTCTATAAATTCGGGTAAACTGCTTTTTACTACTAACAAAAATCCAATACATAACAACGTAATAATCATTTTTTTATTTCTCCTTTTCTTTTTTTAAAAATCCCGTAACTGATATTTATCCTTCACTTGATATTCTTCAATGTTTATATCAACTATGGATTTGTTAAGCCTTGCCTTTTTACATGCCTGTTCAATAGAATATGCTTTTACTTTTTTTGTTTTATATGTATTACCGACAACATAATCTATAATATAAGTTTTCATTTTCTTTTTCTCCCTTCCTCATGCGGTTATAGTTTCGATTGCGTGATTTGTGCTAATTTCGGCCGTTTCTGTTCTTAAAAAAACGGTTTCAAGTCTTACCAGGGCTTTCCCTGTTGGGTGCTTTAAAAGCTCTTTTTTGGCTCTTTTCTTTGCTCCTGTGATAGTTTTATAAACTGTGTCAATACAATAACCCGTTTTTTCCGGGTCTGGGAAAATGGTTACTAAATAATAACTTGTTTCGGTTCTTACTTCTTTCGGCTCTTTCATGGTTTCGTTTCTCCTTTTCTGATATAAGGCCCGGTTTGCTTTCCGGGCCTGTTGTGATCCGCTTATGCGTTTTCAAGCTCTTCTTCGATTTTTTCAAGCTCTTCTTCGATGTTGTCTTCTTCTATAACTTCCCTAATTGCCTGGCTTAAAAAATAGCATCTTGTTATAACATCGATCTTTTCAAAGTCTTCTTCTAAAAACATTTTTCCAACTTCGGCCGGATCATAACAGAATTCTGTTAACGCTTCGTGTACTTCTCCCATATTCGCTAATATGTTATATTTTGCTTCTTCTCTGTTGAATGTATAACTTCCGCTTGCGTTTCCTGTCACGCTGTCATCAATCCATAATGTTTCATTTAAATATTCTTCGAAGGCGTCAACATCTCCGGCGTAGTCTTCTAAATTGAAATAGTAAGCATTATCTTCCATCCATGTTCTAATATCATCTTTTAATGTTTCAAGATATGTTTTTTTCATCATTGTCTTTTTCTCCTTTTCTGGTGTGTTGTGATCTGCTTCGTGCCTGGTTAGCTGTCCGGGCTGCTCTAAAAATCTTTAGCCGTTTTTAGTCGCTGTATTCGTTATACTTTGCAAGCGTTTTTTCTTGCCAGCTTGCCGGGGGCGTTTAGATTGTCAAGGTGCTTTATTTCTTGTCTATAATATATCATGATATATATAAAAATACTATATCGGAAAATATAACAAATTATATATCGTTTTATATAGCGCGTTTTGTGCATTTTTATATAACATGATATATGATGTATTTATTTTGCGCGTGTAAAAAAGATTATATTTTTTCGTTCGTTCCGGCTGGCTTCGATCATATGAAAACATGCTTTCCAGGCGTGTTATATTTCCCTTTTTCGGCTTTTCTCGTTTCCCTGGTAGCGTGGGAAGATCAGACACAAACGGCCGTTTTGGGGAATATCAGAACGAAAATAATAGAATGATTTTATGGTAGATATACGAAAAAGATTATAAAATTCTTTGATGTAAAGAAGGTTTCTGCCGGTGATCCGTTCCGGCTCATATATAAATATAGGTTATGTTATGGAAAATACAGATAAAAAAGATATTAATAGAATAATTATTGATATAGATAATTCAATTAATGATTTTTGTATTGATAATAATATTGAATCTATGAAAAACGAATCAATGTCTATTTGGAATGCATGTCTTATATATATTAATAATACTGTATTTGGTAATGGTATATTGAAACAAGATAATATATATAATTCTAATCTGAATAGTTATTTTAATACAAAAGGTATAAAAACAAATTTAAATACATATAATTATGATTTAATTTCTGATTTATGTGATTATTATATATTACTTTGTTATAAGTATAAAAAAGAAGTATCTATTATGGGATTTTCTAAATTATCTGGTATGAGTACAGATTGTATTTATAACATTGATAATATAAAAAATAGTGATATAGCAAGACGCAAAAGTAACGATATTTTGAAAAAACTTCAAGCCGAAAACGAAGAGACTTTAAGTAATGGCCTTTTTGATGGTTCTGGTAATCCTGTTGGAAAAATTGCAATTCTTAATCATAGATTCGATTGGCAGACAGCAGCGGCAGCGCATGGAATCGAAAAAAAAGCAAAGTCAGCCGATCAATTACCAGACTTTCGGCAAAATGCACAACGGTTAGAAGATCAAAAAAACAACGATGTCACGCAATGACACAAAATATGGTATTAAAGCCCCATGGGGGCACTATATATAGAATTGCAACTATTCGTTAAAGAGATGTTTTGCGAATAGTTGGGCCGTCAATTTGCACAACGAACAAATGTTCGGAAGGGTACTCCCCTGGGTAGATCATCCGAGCCGGGCCGGGGGTTAGTCCCCAAAATACCGACTTCAACAAAAAGGGTTATATTAAACATATATATAATCCAAAATATCTGCTTAAACAAAAAGAGAATATATAACATATATACCAATATATCACATTTCCAGATAAGGATGGTATATAAAACAAGAATAAAGACATGAAGAAGATAAAAGAGATAGCAATAGGAGTGATATTACTAATAGCAGCGATAATAGTATTGCTAATAGCGATGTATGGATAAGGAGTAGACATATGTATATCACAAGAGAAGAAGCTGTAAGTGTATTAAATCGAGTAAGTGGATCTGGAATACTTAACGATGATTTAGCGGACATGTTAGGAGAGATTGCGACGTGCATCGAAGCAGAGGAAACGCCTAGAATATTCTTATGGGGAGCAGACGATGACGCAGTAGACTTATTCACGATGAAGAGGTCAGACTTAATCACAGATGAATGGATTAAGCACCAGCAGGAGTTGTACGAGAGATACAAGATTCGGGAGATTGTCGAATGAGAATCAGAAAACCATTAATAGACAAGATAATCCTAGTAGACATCATAACAGGATTTGCAGTAATAGGTCATTTACTAGGATTGATATATGTACCTACATGGTGGTTTGTGATGTTAGTAGCATTAGTGATACTTCTGGAGATATCTAGTAGGCTTATCCGGCAGACACAGATAGCTAACATCTGGAAACTCGTAAAAGATATTGTGGAGAAGAGTAATGAGTAGTTTATTCAGCAAACCAGTCCTTGTGTCACTTGATGATGGAGCGTTGATGCCGACAAAGGCACATTCGACAGATGCAGGATTCGACCTATATGCTCCGACTACGTTGGAGAGTGGTTTGATAAGACCACATGAAAGTCTGTCAATCGATACTGGAGTGCATATAGCGATTCCGAGAGGATACTGCGGATTGGTAGTGTCGAAGTCCGGCTTGAATGTAAAACATGGACTGACATCTCGTGGTTTGATTGACTGCGGATACACGGGCAGCATTGTTGTAAAGCTCTTCAACGAGACTGGAAAGCCATACATCGTAGAGCCTGGACAAAAGATTAGCCAGTTAGTGCTGACATCATACTTGGATGTCTCACTTGTGGAAGTAGACGAGTTAGCCGAAACCGATAGGGGTCAAGGTGGTTTCGGTTCGTCTGGTAGATTTTAGTTTGTCACATGATATCCTCCTAGGTTTTCATGTTGGGCATAACCATTAATCACATTCCTTTCATATTGCCCACTAGCGTGAAGTCGCTGACTAAAGGTGTGTCAAATCATCGGTGGGCATTCACATGAGTATATCTCATGGTTTAAAACACCCAAGTGAAGATCGACTAATCATCGTGCTTGGGATGCGTAAATATCGAGTTGGTATTGCATGGGATACTTTGCGATGCTGGCTTCCCGGACCTAGTGATAGGTGACAGGAAAGACGGAAACCGTCAAAGGTAAGCGTATGCGCATAATATATTCGCTGTGAATAGCAGCTGTCAGACCGATGGCGCAATAGGCAACTCCTGCGGAGTGTTGAATCCAGTATGCCCGATGTGTGAGAAGCATAGGAAACAGCCGGAAATCTCAAATAAGCCATATGCCGGTGAAGGCAAGGTGCGGTTGATCCAGAGAAATCTGAGTATAAGGTCTGTTCAGTGTACGAGTAGCGCAAATCCGCATTGATTGTATGTTACATACATTCTTAGGCTAAAAGAATATCCTCTGAATGATGCGTGAAAGTTGTCAGTAATCAATCTGGCACACAATTACTGCGTAAGCAGACCGGCAAGAAGTCTATTTGTGACGATGAGTAGGCTCAGACTTGTTGGAGTGTTGGCAGAATATCACAACGGAAATATGTATGTATGGCGAAGGTCAGTTTTTAAATCATGAAATATGCTCATGTGGGTAATTCGGTGGCGGAAGGGGAAGTAAAAAATGGGGAAGAATCCTATGAGTCACATTTATACTTGCGATATTACTCCACAAGAAATGGGTGAATTTTTGCGGAGTATAACTGTATATTTAGACCAAAATACTTCAAACATCGTTAGGCAATGTGCATCATTTCTTGATGGGGTTGTTTTTTCGCAAAAGAGAAACTGACTTAAAACAGACTTTTACACAGTAACAATATGTGGTATAATAACTGCGATGAACTGTCATAAGGATATTATCAATACCTTATGGAGAGGAGCGCAGGTTTTGCCGAACTTGCGCTTTTTTCTTTTCCGTCAAAATATCGAAGCATGATTCTTAACAGCCCTCTTCGAGGCACGGAAAGCAGATTTGTGATTCGGTGGCGGAATAGGTAGACGCTTATGACTGTAAAGAATGGCGATGCACAGTCCTACTGGAGTCGGTTCATGTAAGGTGCAAATCCTTACCCGGATTATTTCTTCTCAAGTTTGCGTAAGAGGTGATAGTCTGTTAAGCCTTGCAACAAAAAACTATGTGCTGGAGTTTTGGTAGCCATTCGAGCATTGTGGCGAGGAGTTTTCAAGGCGCACTATGAATTTTTCGTCTGCTGTATAGGGTCATAGCTATACGGTGGATTCACCTGCTTTTGGCAAGTGCAGTTACAAGTTGCGCTCCCACATGGCCAGTGAAACTCCGCATGGAATGTAGCTGGCTTGGAATGTGGGAGAAGGGAGACAAACATGAATTTAGGCTTTCATAGACTTACTGTAAATCAGTTTGACAGAGACAAACAGGGCAGAATGAAAATTCTGTTAGATGGAAAAGAAGTATTGTGTCGAAATTACAAAATCGAACAAAGTTATGAAACAATTCCAGTCATTGAGTTAGAACTCGCTGGTTATGGTGGGTTTGACGGAGATGTGGGAGTAAATATAAATGATACAAATATTGATTTTCTTTGCCAAAACCTTAACCGTAAACAAGTGGAGTTGTTTATCAAGTTTTGGAACACATATCATGATGAAAAAATAGTGTTTGAGGAAAAACATGGGGTCTGAAAAGGGCGAGACAAAATATAAAAAGGGTCATAGGGCACACTTTGAAGGAAAGAAGGTTGACGAGGATCTTTTTTTTGCCTGTCTTGATTTGTTTTTGTTAAACCGAATGACATTAGATTCGGCTTGCGTATTAGTTGGATTGTCAAGGCCGACACTCACTAAGCGTTGGAATGCGGTCTTGATGCAAGAAGAAATTCCGAGAAGTTGGTTCGGGCATCTTTCAGAAGAGCAAGAAGCTATTCGCAAGAGGATTATCCAGAAATCCGATACGATGGCTAGGAATCTAAATCTTGGCAAGACAGTCAGAATCCGCAAAGTAGTCAAGGACAAGAAAACTCATATTTTGATTGACTATTTAACAAGTGACGAGAAAAGAGAATTCAACAGTAAGGAGTAACATGGCATCAGAACAGCTGATAAAATCATTCAACAGTTATGAGGATTACATAGCTGACAAAGGAATCGAGATAGAGGTTCTTCGGGCAATGTATGATGCGGTTGGTGTTGCTCTCGTTACGGAGAAAGACAGAGCTTACGGTCTGGAAATTTCTCAAAAAACAAAAAGGGCTATTTCAAATCTGGTGTTCCAGCAGTCTGGTGGCACATTATGGGATTTGGAAAAATTCTGTTTTGACCATGATGACAGATTTGAGGTTCTGGATTTGTATTACGATGTGTTGCTTCTCGAAGCACAGGCCAGAGTGTTTGACAGCTATCTGCAATTTCTGGAAAAGAAACGGATTCCGAAAGAGCGTTTTTATATGCCGAAACGGAAGCAGTTTCAAAAATTTGGATTGATAGAAGGGTATCAAGGTGCAATAGATGACATTTATGACATTTTGCTCATCTCAATGCCACCTGGTACTGGGAAAACCACGCTGCTTAAATTTTTTAACTCTGCGGTAATTGGTTGGTATCCGAAGGACTTTAATCTGTTCTACTCACATTCTGGAGACATTACTCGTATGTACTACGATGGCGTATACCAGATAGTGACGGATTATCATGAATATTCCTGGAAAGAGATTTTCCCGAAGTTAAAAGTCACAAGTACGAATGCAAAGATGGGGCAATTTAATGTTGGCAAGTACAAGGCATTTCCATCTTTGCAGACTGCATCGGTTGGTTCAGAGATGGCCGGTAAGGTTCGTGCATCGAAGTTTCTCTTATCAGATGACTTGATTGGAAAAATCGAAGAAGCATTGAATAAAAGCACACTAGAAAAGCGTTGGATGGCATATACCACGGATGCAAGGCAGAGAAAGACTGTCGATTCAGATCAAAAACCTTGCAAGGAAATCATGCAAGCAACTCGTTGGTCTGTTGCTGATCCAATCGGTCGGCTGATTGCTGCGTATGAGGGTTCGCCAAGGGTAAAGGTCATCTCGATGCCGGATATCGATGAGAAAACTGGCGAAAGCAATTTCGATTACGAGTACGGTGGTTTTTCTGTTGCGTTTTTTAAAGATCAGCAGAAATTGATGGATGAAATCTCGTACAAGTGCTTGTATAAGCAACAGCCCATCGAACGAGAAGGGCTTTTATACCACGAAGATGAGATTCGCAGATATATTTCTCTGCCAGAAGAGAAGCCGGATGCAGTTTTAGCTGTCTGCGATACAAAAACTACTGGAATCGACTATATGTTTCTGCCAGTGTTCTACCAGTACGGCAATGATTATTACTTGGTGGACTGCATCTGCGACAATTCCACGGACTTTGACATCCAGATAAACCGAATCGTTGAAATCTTGGTATCACACAAAGTCCAGAAGATAGAGTTTGAGTCAAATGCTGGTGGTTCACGTTTGGCATATGATGTCGAGAACGAGCTTAAAGAGCGTGGATATACGTTCTGCTCCATCACAACGAAACCGACAGAGACAAACAAAGAGACAAGGATCATCGTCAATGCTGACTGGATTAAAAAGCAATGCCTGTTCAAAATCAAGGATGATTATGCAAGTCAGAGCGATTATGGGAGAATGATGGATTTCCTGTTGAGCTATTCGATTTCTGGGAAGAACCGTTTCGATGATGTTTGCGATGGAATGGCTAACTTCCGGCTGTTTGTCGAGAATCTGTACGAGAACCATGTAGCTAGGATTATAAAGAGTCCGATTTAAGAGGTTTGGAATGATAAAAGACATTTTGTCGCAGTATAATGCATTGCTCATCGAAGTTGAGGATGCTAAGAAGAAAATCAAAGAGATTGAGGATTCTATGGCACATCTTAACGAGGTTGGAATGGTCAAGGACAAGGTTTATGGTGGCCTTGGTGGCACTCAAGGATTCGTCATCGAAGGATTTCCAGAAAAGGCATGGAACAAACGGTACTATGTCTTGAAAAAGGCAAGGCAACATCTTTTGGAAAAAGAGACTGCACTTCTGGAGACTATCTGCGACATAGAAATCTTCATTGATGACATTGAGGATGCAAGAGACAGGATAGTCATGAAGAGATATTTTCTGGAAAACAAAAAGCAACATGAGATTGCATCGGAGCTTCACGTTGACAGGTCACTTGTCAGCAAAATTATTGGCAAATACGTTGAAGTTTCACACAATTCACATAAATAGTCTGATAAAATCAAAATAGATAAATTTGTTTTTGAGCATCTGCGGATTCCGTAGGTGCTTTTTTGTTTGCCGAGGTGTTGGCGATGAGCATATACGAAACACTTAAAAACTATGGCCGGAAGGTTATATATACGGACGAGAGAGAAATCACGGCCGACAATGTGATTGGCGTACTCATTAATGCGATGGTGATCCACAC